TCACAAATATGTGTTGTCAGCGCATAATTTTTCTAATCTTTCCGCAACCTCGATCTGCTTGGATGGGAATAGATGTGAATAGATGTTTAATGTGGTTGATACGTTTTCATGTCCAAGCCGCTCCGATACCAGAAGGGCAGAAAATCCCATTTCAATTAAAAGGCTTGCGTGTGAATGTCTTATATCATGAAGCCGTATACGCTTGATACCGGCTTGTTTGGTGTGATCTTCCATCTGACGGGCATAGGTCGAATGTGATGCCGTGAACAGGCGCATATCAGCTTCTAAACCGTATATGCGTTTTTCATATTCCCGGATAACAGCAGACAGGAACGGGGGAATGATAATTGTTCGGTTGGCTTTCTGCGTCTTTGGAGTTGTCACAATACCCTGACCATTGATCAGATGGTAGGTTTTATTAATAGTTATGGTGTTTGTGTCCAGATCCACATCGGCAGCAGTGAGGGCTTCCAGTTCCCCGATACGCATACCGCAATAATAGAGCATCAGGAAAGCCACATAATAAGGGCTTGACTTCTCAAAGGTGTCTATGAATTTATCAAATTCTTCCTTTGTCCAGAAGTTAAGGCTGCGCGTTTTCTTGCCTACGGTATTACCGGCAACGTGACAGGGATTGACAGCAAGCCCATAGAAGCGCACTGCAAAATTGAAAATGCTTGAAAGCTCCATGACAAGATTCTGCATATATCCGGCGGATAAGGGTTCATTGTTGGCATTCTTAGACTCTTTTAGGGTTGCCTGCCATTTTCTTATGTCCGTCGCACTGATCTCATTGATCGGCTGTGTGTTGAAGTATGGAAGAATCCATGTGTTAATCCGGTTCTTCTTTGTTTCATAGGTTATTTTCTTTGTGTGAGCCTGCTTGTCCTCCAGATACAGATCAGAGAGCGTTTTAAACGGCATAGATGGTTGCGCTGCCTGTTTGGTAATAAATTCCCGTTCCCACTCTTTAGCATCACGCTGCAGCTTGAACCCGCGTTTCAGTTTCTGTTTTTTCGCCCCTGTATAGTCTGTGTAATAGGTCTTTACATAGAATGTTCCTCGTGCTTCGTCTTTGAATACTGGCATATTTTACCTCTTTTCTATATCTCTGGCGGCGATGTAGTAAAAGAGAAATATGTACTGAGGACCATTTGGCGCTGAGTGACTACAAAATTGCGGTGGGCTGAAAAATCAGCCGTGAACCCGTACTTTTTTGTTCGGGCCAGCCCCAATTTTGGGGGATTCCACCACTTAAGCCCGTTTGGGTGTGAGTAATTGTCACATCCGGCAAAGGGGGGGAAATAGTACGCATGCCCTTCCCCTCAATCCGGGCAGCAGTTCAATAATATTGACTTGGTTGCACTTCATACGAATTCCGTACGAATACCGTCGGAAAGGTGCTGAAATTTGAGCGAATTCACTCTTCATCAAGTAGTTCATCTGGTAGACGATAGTCATCAGAGTCACATAGTAGTTTTGCGTATTCTAATAATTTTTTTTTCCCATCTTCATTTAATAATTCATAGTACACTTCTAACCGTAGTTCTTCTGAATATTTCTTATCATACTGAAGATTTGCAATATCTAAAATAAAGTCAGCAAAATCAATATTCCCATTATCTAAGGCTGTTTGGGCTAACTGCGTAAGATGTGGAATGTCGAGTAATACTAGAATGCTTACATGCAACGCATTTGCAATATCACATAGAACACTTAGTGGAACTTCGACAACACCACGTTCGTATTTTTGTACAGAGCTTTCGGTTTTTCCTATAATTTTTGCTAAATCTTTTTGGGTCATATTTTGTTTTTGTCTAAGCTCTTTGATTTTAAAACCAATAAATTTATTATCAATAGTATTATTTTCTAACATTCAATCACCTCTGAAAAAATAATATCATATAACGCAATTAAATTCAATTTTTATTATTTTATATATTGACACACGCAATTTAATTGCTATAATGAAGATAACACGAATTTAATTGCGTGTATAAACAATTTAATTGCGAGGTGATGAAATGAAAGTAAGCAAGAAGAAATTAGAAATTGCAATGGCACGTGCAAAGCTCAACCGCAACGACTTGGCAGAAAAAGCCGAAATGCCAGTGAACACAATTTGTAGCGTGTATTCAAGAGGTACATGCAAGCCGGGAACCGTTGGAAGAATCGCGGAAGCCCTTGGCGTAGACGTGACAGAAATTTTAGAAGATTAAAGAGCCTGGCGGCGATGTAGTAAGAGAGAAAGGAAGGAAAGAGAATGGCACAGGTAAAATTTAGAGATTATGCAGAGGTAAACGCGAAAATTTTAGAGGGGTACACAGTGACAGGGGTTGTAACTGCAATCAATGCAGAAGAAACCGGTGTGATGATTTATCTTGAAAGAACCGTTGATAATGTGGTTTTGGGAATCACTATGACTTATAACCCGGATGCAGATCCAGAAGTAGACGAAACAGAGCTGATGATCTCTGAAGAATACGTTAAGAGAATTGAGTAGGGGGATATCTATGAGCAAAGAAGAACAGGCAAAGATTATTTTAAAAGAGCTTAATAAGTTCTATTCCGTGCCGACGTACATGGAAAAATATGCGATCAAGGGAATCATGTCCGGGCTGAATGAGATCGCGGTCAAGGAAGAGAAAGGAGCGTGAAAGCATGGCAGAAGAAAAGCGGTTCTTATCTGCTGCTGATGTATCGCAGATCATGGAGTGCAGTACAAGTCGAGCATATAACCTGATACGCCAGCTAAACGCGGAAATGACCGAAAAGGGGTTCATTGTCATGGCTGGCAAGATTAATGCGAAGTACTTTTATGAACGCATTTATGACGGAGAGGGGGCGGAACATGAATAGAATATATACCATTGATATATTTGAATTAAAGAGCAAAATGTTTGATTGCGCGGTTACAATGTTAGAGAATGAAGATATTACAAATGATGCTGTTAGGGATAAACTTGAAACCTTATCAGAGATAAATGGCATTATAGGCGATATTAATAAGGGGATGCATAGCAGGAAGGAGCATTCAAAAAGTGAATGAGAAAAAAGAAAGGAGCGTTTGGCGTGGTTTTTCAAGATGTTACAAGACATACTACATTACCACTAGAGGCTAAAGGGTTATACGCTTATTTGGCGTCACTTTCAGACGTAAATGATGAGTGTTATCCTACTGTTGACTTGATACGTCATGAGTTGGGAATATCAAAAGACAGATATTACAAGTATATGCGTATGTTAGTTGCTGCTGGAGTAGTAAAAAAAGTTCAAATAAAAACAGAAGATTGTAAATTTGGGAGAAATGTATATAAGTTAACTCACGAGGTCTATTTTTCGGAAAAACCGTATACTGAAAAGTCGGACACGGAAAGTTCGACTACGAAAATCCCGACTGCGGAATCAAAGGATAC